GGTTAATCATGCGTAGTCTCAAGAGGCGCTTTAGATGAACTTCACTCTTGGGCCAAGGAACTGGGTAGTAGAAGAAGTATCCCCAACATGGTTCAAGAAGAACGTAGATGACTCAGACGTACACGGATGGTGTTGTGAAGAGACAGCTACGATCTATCTGGTTAAACCTAAGAAGGGCTGGAAGTCTGAGGAGTTCAAGGAGCTTGTGCTACGTCATGAGATCCTACATGCTATGCTGTACTCTATAGGCCGCAGAGAACACGACGAAACTATAGTAGATGGCCTAGCTCATGCGTGGCTACAGTACGACAGGAGTATCGTAAAGGACGATGGAATCTAAGTATTTTACAGAAGATGAAATGAAATGTCAACACTGCGGGGATATCGTCTGGGACGAGGAGTTCATGCAGTGGTTAGATATAGTTCGTTACGAGTGCGGCTTTCCTTTCGTAGTAACATCAGGCTACCGCTGCCCTGAGCACCCCATAGAGAAGAGAAAAAAAAGACCCGGATCGCACAGTACAGGTAGAGCGGTAGATATCTCTGCGTCCGGGCCTGAAGCAATAAAGATTATTGAGGTTGCTTCTAAACATGGGTGTGTAAGAATAGGCGTTAATCAGAATACCTTTATCCATCTGGATAGGGATAAGTCTAAACGTCCTGCTCTTTGGACTTATTAAGCACTCCTCACTGCTTCAATCTCTCTGTGTATTTCTTGTTCAACTCTGTTACCCACACGCCTGATAGCATTAATAGCAGCGTTAACAACTACCCAATCCTCGTCGCCTAGTATACCTAATAGTTTCTTGGCGTCCGTGGTTGTTACTTCAGTGCTTAGCTCTAGCTGTCCTTTACCGTTATCCGTAAAGACCAGAGCAAACCCCGCTATAGTTATCGAGTCATTCATCTTCTAGCTCTATGTCCTCTGCGTGGCCTACTAGAATATGGAAGCAAGCAAACGTAACCGCAATACCATCCCATAGATAAGCCTTCCCATGCTGTATCACTAGATCACCGTCTATTGATACAAAGTCTACGCCAAAACAGAAACCATTCCTTAATCCAAAAGCAAAGCTCATTTATATTTCCTTGTTACAATTAATATATCCTTAGCGTTTAACCTATAAAGCTCTATCGCTTCAGAGGATAACCCCTGTCCTGTTTCTACCCAAATCTCTGAGTCATTATCTAGCTCATCATGATCTATGAAGAAGTCGAATAAATCCTTGAAGGTCATAACTCACATACTCCATTTGTGCAGGCCAGCGTCTGCATAGCCTCTGTGTTATCTTCAAGTTCTTCAAAGTCCCAATCAAAACCCTTGGGCATACTCTTAACTAACTCCTTGTAAGTAGCGTCGTCAATCTCCTCGTAAGGTGCCTGCTGATATACGTGGTCATCGTATGGCAGGAAAGAGATACCAGAGATGTTATCAAAGTTATCCCACACCCACTGTGCTACAGCTAGGAAGTTATCGTCTGTGTAGTAACAAGTCATTGATGGTTTGTGTTCGCACCAGTTATCCTGATAGATTTTCCACAGCTCAAGTTGTTCTATAGCACCCATATCAGTCGTGACTATTGATCCTTTCGGAGCCTTGATAGGGAAGCCGAATACAAGGTTGTTATTGTTTGTAATGTCTCGTTCGTAAGGGAATCCACTCTCGACCATACGGGTAGCAAGCGGGTCTTTATCATCTGCTCTAACGTTTCGTCTGTAAGTACCAGCAAAACGAGGATGAATGCCGCTACTGCTATCAACCAGCTGACTAACAGTACCGCTAGGCTTGACGCAAGTAATAGCAGCAGAGGGATTAATACCAAGCTTTCTAGCATAATCAGTATTAGTCTTAATAGCCACATCTCTCAGCCCCTTCAATAGAGTCGCAGTGAGTTCCTTATCTGTACCGTTGGTTAGCTTGCTGTCCATTATACCAGTTAACGACACACCAAGCAAGGCTTCTTCTTCGGTGTTACGCTTCCAGATGTTACGAAGATACCTGAAGTCAGTCAGTGTAGCCTGTAACGTACCGAGTATCGTAGCAAGTCTGACTTTGTTAGCCAAGGTTTCTTCTGTATCGTCAGCTCTAACCACAACCTCAGAGAGATTACAGAACTGATACGGCCTCAGTATGATCTCAGAACATGGATTAGTTCCAAAGTCAATACCATCGGTATCGCGACGACCATTCCTAGCAGCAACATTAGTAGCAGCCACCCGAGAAAAGATTCCACGCTCTCCAGACTTGCTATCATAAAGGCTTGTAATTTCTTTAAGATATGTTTCATAAGCAGGTTTCTCCGTATAGACGGCACTGTTATTAGCCAGTGCTCTTTGTCCGTGAGTTAACCACCACTGTCCGTTCTTAGCTGATTGCAGTCGTTGGTCTGTGACGTTACTGAGACTGATAAGGGCAGATCTTCTAACGCCTCCGACAACAACGATGTCTGCGATTTTACAGACGAGATCATGGCATTCAAGGCTTGTAAGTTTTCGTCCCGCAGCTGATTTAAATGCGTCAACGGTGTAGTTAAAAAGGTCGGATAAAGGCTGTGGGCCTGAAGCGCGTCCTCCAAAAGTCTTGAGTCTTGCACCCTTAGGTCTAATTCTTGTAAGATCACACTTAGGGATTTTACCCGCATAGAGCAGACTGATAAGCTCTCTGAAAGCGGAAGCCCATCCGATCTTACTGTCGGAAACAACGATAGTTGTGTCGGTTTCGTGGAACTCATCTGCTACCTCTGGGAGTTTGCTAACATAATTTCTTTCTACACTAAACCCTACACCTGTACCACAGAGCAGGATATACATCAGCTCGTCAAAGCTACGAGGGCTGTCGATAGGAAGGTAAGAACAATTATACCCTGCTACGTTATCTCTGTCAAGTGCCTCGCCTGCTGTCATCATACACCGCATAGAGGGCATGATGTCCATGTTATAGATAGCATCGTATAGTTCTTTATACAGCTTCTTATCTTCTAAATCCCAGTAGTCCATGTAACGAGCAACAGTCTCGCCCCAAGTCTCTCGCCTTTGTTCATCCTCAAGATACCTAGCATAGCGGCTCTTGTGTATGTACGTTTGGTATTGATCCATCTATTATTGTCTCCTCTTTGAATACTGCTGTAGCAACTCTGCTGCTGCTCCCTTAGGCGGTCTGTTATCGTTAAGCTTACCAATAGACTCTGCATCACGCAGCAGAGCCAAGCAAGCCATAGCATGATCAAGATGATGTACACCTGAATCTTCTGCGTAATCTTCTCCGTCTACCCAAGCAGCTACGTGGCGCTTGAGTGCTGCAATATAAACCATACTAGAGATAGTATACTCTCTCCAGTTAAACGGGCCATACTTAGCCGCACCGTTCTGCATAGCATCAGCCAGTCCTATTATAGCAGACTCTGGTACTAAAGACAAGTCGAGCTTCTGTGCGCCTACTGTAGTCTTAGGGTTGTTATCAGGGTAGCCTTCTTCTTTGGACTGTACTTCCCCGTAACGTCTGTACGCCTGCGCCCACAGGCTATAAGGGACTGCTTCGCCCTCTTCAACTACTCTCTCAGATCCTGTAGCTAACAAGTACTTATTGATCATGCTTGCGTGGAAGGGGCCTACAACTAGGCATTCGTCATTCATCGTTTCCATTCCTCTGGTAAACTGTATTCACTGTACCACCTGAACCCATGCTTGTCTGCCCACTCTGCGTGACTGAACTTAGTACCATCCTTTCTTCTCCTAGCCGCTGGCATAGGTGCGTTAGGTTCAGCAAAAAGAAATACAAGTTCTTCATCGTCATCGAGTGCCTTCTTAATCCATACGTACTTGTTATACTCTTGATAGTCCCAGAAGCGTCCTTTAGCTTCGAGGTAAATCTTCTTACCGTCCTCGACTCTCATGAAGTCAGTGTGGTAAGTGTGTTCAACAGTGTATGTTATCGGGTCGGGGTCAGGTGTCGGTATGTAAATCCAAGACTCGTCCAGTACTTCTTTATCCAGACGAGCCTCGAAGTTACTATCGTACCCTCTAGGTACATTCTTTTCTTTAGGTCTTGCTTTCCTTGGCTTACGCGCCATTAGGGGTTAGCTCCTGTAGTGTAGCGTTAGGATTCTTTTTAAGTTTCTTCTGAATGTACCGGGGTGTCATGGCGTGTCGCCGTCTTTGTCCCTGAGCATAGAAGTACTCTTCTTCAGGAAGGAAGTCAGTGTAGTTATCTAATGTAATATTCGCTGCTTCTTCCTCGTTAAGAAGAGAACGTAGCCACTCTACAACCAACTGATCTGCTCGTCGTCGTAGGCTCTTTGCTCTCTTTCCATTCAAAAGAATACACCTCCGATTGCTACTCCAGTACAGAAACATACTAACCCTACAGTCACGACCATCAAGATCTCTGGTGTGATGCTCTCTAAAAACCGATCAACTTTCTCAAGAAATTCTCTCAACTCTTGGCTCCTTTTCTACGTGTGTGAAATACTTAACGCCGTTGTGATACCTGTATCCGATCAGACCCTGACCATCGTTAGCATCCTTATGGCATTCAAATTTATGAGGGCAGAAGGAACAGTTCTTATTGATTACCATGTTCCCTGCCTTACCCTCAGGTTCTGGATTATAACACATTTCAGGCGGTGTGTCAAGAGCAAGAACATCTTTAACCTCAGCGATCCTGTTCTTAACATTGGGCTTGTCTAAGTCATCAGGCCGGAACAAACAGATCTGTCCGTCAACCTTATTAATAACAAGGAACCCACCCTGTCCTGTGCCTTGTGATTGCTCATAACCAGCAAGCTGAGCAAGGTATCCGAAGGGATCGTTATCAGCTAACGTACCGTTCTGGAACTTCTGGAACGCAAACGGAGAGGCGGTCTTGATATCGACTACCTCACCATCAATCACTGCGTCCATGTGTCCTTTGATACCATCTACTTCTATCTCCACCTGCTCGTCTGAAATGTGGTGTCCTGCTGCCCTAACAAACAACAGCAGTACCTGTTCAAGTATATGCCCATACAAGAACTTAAGGTGTGTGTTCGGAGTCATACGCTCTGATTCGTTTGGCGAGGTAGTATCGAACCAAAGCCTCCGGTTAGGCACCCCAATATTAGACATACGCAAGTTACCTTTAGTTTGCTGCGGTACGCACCAGTGCATTAGGGCTACCTTGATATCCTGAAGGAACTCATCTACGTGTGGTCCGAGGATAGGAGAAATATCCTCACCGTCATTCAGCTTATCAAGTACCGCATAGATGTCGGTAACGAGCGTGTCTAATTTAGATTGCATTCGTCCTTAACTCCTTTCGTGTGTCCTTGTCCAGAAGATTCTCACGGCCTCTGATGTTACCATTACCACAGTCACCACACAAGTAACGCTGGAACTTGGACAGGTTAGTTCGGTAGAAACCATTCTTAACCAGATATGTACCGCCGCAGGAAGGACAAGCCTCGCCTTCTTCGTACACACCGAGGTTCGGATGGTTAGTCATGAAGCCTCTCATGCGCTTGTAGATCAACTCCAATGGTATCAGGTCTTGGATGTTGTAGTCAATCATTGCTCTCCACGCATCCATGTTACCATTAACACAGTTCTTCCACAAGTCGAAGTCTGTCTTCAGTTTGTTCTCACCAACTTTCAAGTAAGTAGCAATATCATCCAGCCTATTAGACGAGAAGTTGAAGTAACGCTTAGCGATCTTCAAGGTATCAATCGTCTTAGGGTTCGTGATGTTAGGCAGTCCGTGTTTGATAAGCTGCTTACGCAACCACTTCATATCGAACTTGTCGCCGTTGTGTGCTACTACAATGTCAGCTTGGTTCATAAGATCAGCAAGTGACTCAACGATCCGCTTGTCGTTCGTTGGATCTTTCTTGTAGTCTTTCTTATGGTTAGGCAGAGAGTCAAAGAATACTTCCTCATCGTCCAGCCACTTCGCAGCCCACGTTAACATGTAACTTTCTTGGATAACCTGAGAAGAACCTACGTTCTGATCCCATCGCCCCCAAGTATAGACTTGCATTGGTGCTGTCTCTACATCGAACAGCAGTATCTTGGCACTCATAACACCTCCGTTATCTTTGCCTTTGGAAAACACTCAAGGAATCCACCTTCAGTGCAGTTAATTACTTCAGCTTCAAAGTCCTTCACGCTAGGCGCAGCTACGTTGAAGTGCTGTCTGAAGCTCTCGTATGGCGACTCTATGTTTATATCCGTAGGGTGATCACCGAAGTAGTGTCGCTTCTGCCCTGCGGCTACACCCATGTCGAACCCTAGTAAGTATATAGTAGAGGCTCCACGATTCAGTGCGACGTTTACGGCAGCGAACCCGCTGTTGTTTCCGAAACGTACTCGCCCTTCCTCAAAGGGACCAAGCCCCCCGATCCCCTCTATCTGTGTAGAGTATTCGTTATCCCTTGCAGCACACAGTCTCTCACCCATGAACCATGCTATCTTAGGGCCGTGGTAATTCCACCACCTGTTATCACCGCTGTAGAGAATGTCTGCATGAGGAGCTACCATTATAGCATCATTTACTGCGATTGTCAAGCCCACCTTACCGATAGTATAATCTATCTGATCTTTACGTAGGCTAGGCCCCGTCGCTATTACTACTGCTTTCATAAAGCCCGTCCTCTAGCTCGTCGATCTGATCCATAACTTCACCCTTCGTAAAGCCTGTAACATATTCTTCACCTAGAGTACCGATGTACTCGCAGTCCCCCAACTTAGATATGTGCCAGTCTCGGTACTTCATAGCCAAACTCCTTAAAATCCTCGGCGTAAAAATCAATTAATTGTGCGTAAGTATCTGGACTCATATCCTTCATAGTCTTCTGCCAGTTCCCGTACCTCTGACTCACATTATACCTCGGCACCCAAGGATCGTCAACCCCTAAGTGTGCCATAACACTCATGATATCTTCCTCGAATCTCTCGAACCTAAAGATATGTCGAGCCTTGTCAAGCATATTAAAGGCATTAGTCATAGGTATAGTATGATGAGCGATGCCGTGTGTTACATGGAAGTCTTGGTTTGTCATAGCTGCTACAGCAAACTGATCAAGACTCATGCCCATAGCTTTCGGTCTAGGTATCTGGTCTGTTCCTTCAGTGAACATATAGAAGGCACTGACGAACCTATCAATAGGATGCCTAACAAAAGCGAACGAGAACATATCATCCCACTCGTCTTGCCACTCACCTACGTAGGGGCCGTCGTACTTCTGACCCCATATACCTTTACGGATACTCATACCACCTGTCTTAGGGATATGAATAAACACAGCGTCCGGTTCCTTTAACACGAACACACTCATTAGAATCTCTCCTCGTAGTTAAAGGTGGTGAAGTCTTCTTCGTAGTAATCAAGCACCTTGTTCTTTAAGTTAACAGGTAGATCATCCCATACTTCCATAGATGTTTTGTCTTTCTCAGACACGTTAACCCGTGGGAAGTTAGAGTCTAAACGAACACCAGTATCTAAAGCAATCATTCTCATGTCGTGTTCAAACTTCTCCTGCTTACCTATAAAGTCTGCATGTTCAATGAGATTGTAAGGATCAGTCATGGGTAGTGTATGTAAAGTAACTGAGCCTTTCTGATCCCTGTCATCTTCGTTAAACATCTTATGGATAAAGTCTTCAAAGCTTATATCCTCAAGGATAGGTACCCTACGAGACACTACAACACCAGACTCTAAGTGTTTTGTTCCTTTAGAAAACATATTGTAAGCTGAGATGAGTCTCATCTGAGGGTGTCTGACGAAAGCAAAAGAATATATATCCTTCCACTCTTCAGGCATAACACCCTTACACTCTGTTGCTTTAAGCTGCCCACCCCATAGAGCACGTACTGTTCTACCTCCAGTCTTAGGTATGTGGATAAACACAGCCTCGGGCTGTTTAAATAGTATTGCTGACATCAGTGTGTCTCGCTCCAGTTAGTTCCGATTGATGCGTCACCCTTCATAGGACAACGCAGGTTGTAATACTCTCCTGCTTTACGTACTGAATCAGCAGCAAGTTCAGCAAACTTGTCAGCATGTTCAGCCTTTACTTCTGCTTGGATCTCGTCGTGGATGTTACCTACTACGTGGAAGTCAAGACCCTCACGAGTAGCATCATCAACTAGAATAACCAAAGCTCTCTTCATTAGTACAGCACCGCCGCCCTGTAGTAGGGTATTGAACGAAGCCCTAGCACTACGCACGTTCAGTACACTGCCGTCGTAACACTTGATGAACCCGCGCTCTGCTGCTACCTGTACTTTGTGTATGACATCACCAAGATCAGGCAGCTTGTCAAACAGATCGAACTTAAGTTTCTTACCGTCAGCAACGCTACCACCTATGATAGCACCAAGCTTACCGTCACCAGCACCGTAGATCAAAGCGTAGAACATTGTCTTGGCTTGGTCGCGATTTGTCAAGCCAGCTGCTCTCATGTTAACGCTATGAGCATCAGTACCTAAGTCTTTATCACCGTTGACAACAGCCTCGGTGTAGTCTGGGTTATCCATGTAGTGAGCCATCATGCGTAGCTCAAGGCCGTCAGCATCCATGCCGACTAGCTTGTACCCATCAGGCACAGTAAACAAAGAACGGCACTCAGATCCATACAGCTTACGAGAGCTAGGCACCTGAGCTAAGTTAGGTTCAGAGTGAGTCATGCGTCTTGTGACTGCACCAATAGTATTAACATAGCCATGCTGCCTATCATCCTCGCCTACTGAATCAAGCCAACGAGTCAGGAAGCCTTGAATCTTTTGAAGGGTCAGGTACTTGTGTATTAGTGTTACCTCAGGTATACCCTCAACAGTCTCAAGTATCTTCTCGTTGATCATGGCTTGACCAGTAGCCGTGAACTCCGTAGGCTCCCAACCGTAGTCCTCTTGCAGCCACTTACCAATGTGCTGCCGTGAACCAAGGTTGAACTCTATTATATCATATCTATCGAACGGTGTCAAGTCCATGTCGCGGATGAGTTTGTCGTACTCATAGTCACGTAGGCCCTGCTTAGATAACGTACCGTCCTTCTTGATCTTGGGTGTTATAGTCTTGATAAAGAACTTCTTGGGCTTGAAGGTCTTACGTACCTCATCCTCGATCTCACCTAGTTCGTCAGATACTTTAGCCAGTAACATCTCCGCACCCTGTACGTCGAAGTACCAGCCGTAGTCTTCTTGGTCTGCTATGATCTTAGCTACCTTCTGCTCAAGATCAATCGACTCATCACTAAAGTATTTCTTCTTGTTTAACAAGGACTTATAGACCTTGAGGTTAAGCTTGACATCCACAGTACAGCGGTGTTGCATCTCAGGACTATAGTAGTGCCAGTCCTCGTGCTCTACCTTAGAGTAGCCTAACCTAGTACCCCACGCAGCCAGACCATGACCACCCTCTCGATCAGGGTCGAACATACGTGACCAGATCAGGGTGTCGATCAGGTTCTTACCATACAAGTTTACGTTGTACAGTTTGTTAAGCCAGAACAAATCATAGCTAATGATGTTGTGACCTACTAAGGTATCAGCAGAGATCAGAAGATCAATAGCCTGATCAATCTCATCAGGACCGAACTCGTACACCTGTTCCTTGTCTATGTCTATAGCAGACATACACCAGAACCGTGTCGGGTACAGACCGTCAGCTTCTATGTCAAACAGTAATCTCATTCAATCAAACCTTTGATGATGTCCTCACATTGACTTGCAATTATACGGTGTTCCTTCTGGGTTGTCAAGTCCTGCCGTACCTCACAGAAATGGAACCAACTACGAAGCGTACCGTTCATATACAGACGAGAGTTAGTTATGCCCTCGGGCAACAAACCTCGTGCTTGTTCCTTAGCTATGCCAAGATTGATAGCCTTAAGGTACTCAGCTAAACATACATCTCGCACTCTGGATTGAGATCTAACCCAAGCTCTTTTAAATTCTTCGTTGTCTGTCTCAAGACTTGACTGTCTATTAGTTTTGTCTTGTAACCTACACTCTTGGAAGGTGAAACCTAACTGAGTAGGATCAGCATACCTCTGACTGAACTCTTGGAAGGTGAACGACCTGTGTCGAATGATCTGCCTACTGATTGCTCGTGTTGTATTGATCTCAATACATACGTTTGCCATCTCAAAAGGGGACCAGTGTTTGTTACGCTTAAGGTAGTTCCAGAGTCTGTCAATGTTTTCTCCTGCCTCTTGGGACTCAGGGTTGCTGACACGAGCACAGTAGATAACAAGATCCTTAATGGACATGTCGTCTATGCCTGAGCTGTGACTAATTAGTTTTACTTTACTCAAAATTCCTCCTGTTCAAACTCTACATCCTCATCTACTTCAATTAGCCTACCAGTCTCGTCATCAAAACGCAAGCATCCAGCAGGCCCTGTCTTACCGACGAGTCTGTTCTTAATAACACGCAGCCTCATCATGTTACGGTCAGTGTCGTCCTCTGCTTGTTGATCACGCTCTGCTGCAATGATCATGTCAGATAGCTGACCTATACTCTGTGACCCACGCAGATGAGACATCTCGACCTGACCACCACGCTCATGACTACTACCACTGACCCTACTCAGGTGACTAATCAAGTGCAGAGAACAGTGTGTTTCCTCAACAAGACTACGCAGCCTGAGCATAGACTCGTCAATGATCTCACGTTCTGATGAACCATTCATAGCCCTTATCAACATATGCAAGTGGTCAAGCACTACGTAGTCACAACCACAACCTACTACCATGTAGCGTAGCTTCGCCATGATATCGTCGAAGGTCTGTATACCTAAGTGGGCATGAACAAACACTCGGTCTGTATTCTTACCCTCAAAGAGTTTAGTGTAGTGGCCTTCCAGCTTATCCTTAGGGTAGATCTCATGCACCTCAGGGATATGCAGTTTCCTATTAGCCTCAACGGATAGGATACCATCAACTGTACGCCAGTAGTTTTCTTCGAGGGCAAGCACACCTACCTTGGCATCACCTGTACTGGTGATAATGTAGTGCTCAAGCTCTCGTACAATACTAGACTTACCACCACCACTACCACCAGTCCAAGTAACTAGCTCACCCTTACGCATACCGTAGGTCTTGTCATTCAAAGCTTTCCAAGGATAGGGCATACCCTTAATGTCAGGGCGCTCCTCAAAGTACTTACTGCGTGACTCACTAAGATTAACGATCCCTGAAGGGATGTACTTCTCTGCATTCCAGAATGACTGTATAAACTCAGAAGCCTTGTTAGCCTTGAGCATATCACAAGCATCCTTGAATCCCTCTGGCAAGCGCATGATCTTAGCCTTGCCCGGAGCCAGTAGCTTAGCGGCGTCACGTACCTTGTCCTGACCAGCTGCATCAGCATCAAAGCACAGTACTACAGTCTCAAAGGACTCAAGGTATTCTAACGAACCCTTGATATCATTGACCGCACCACCTGCTCCGTTCTTAAGAGAAACAACAGGCCACTTGTTACCTGTCATCTGGTGTGCTGCTAGTGCGTCAAGCTCACCCTCTACTACAGTAATGTACTTACCGCCAGCCTTGAATGCTGCCTGACCAAACAGCCCTGCTTCTTTGATGTTACCTTCGATAAAGAAAGACTTAACATGTACGTGCCTTATCTTAGTAGCTTCAGTAACACCATGCTCAGAATGGTAGGGGTAGTAGTGCTTGTCCCCACCATCTGATACTTGCACTCCGTACTTGCGGCATGTCTCCTCGGATATCTTTCTATCTGGGATAGCGGCGTACTTAAGTGCGTCAGTATACTTAGGTATATATGCTTCCATCGTAACCAAACCCCCGTTCTTTGCTGCCTCGTAGTTAGGGACATAAGCAGGACAGGTGTAACAATACCCTGAACCATCTTCGTTGATAGTCGTATTGTCAGAGCCGTTCCCGCACCAACAGGGCTGATGATCACGTTTTGTCTGCATCCATAGCCTCACTTAATACTTCCATAATTTTATCGTGAGCGTGGTTCATTACCTCACCCATAGTCTCAACCAATCTGAGCTGAGCTACGAGATTATACTGATCCGTAGTCAGCTCGTCAAGAGCATAGGACTTACCGTTGATTTCAATCATTTGTTTCTCCTGTATTAATAGGCGCGGTCTCTCCCGCAGTCACACCACTAAGCAGGTGTCGCCCATAAAACCTAGAACTCTGAATCGTCATCCAGATTATCGAACTCATCTCCATCGGCTAAGCCGTACTCGACAAGATCAACTACCTGAACACCCTTCAGGTCAAGCCCTTTGAAGTGGCCGTACTTATTGTCGGCTTCCCACTCATTGTACTGGACGTTAACCTTAGAACCGTTACCAATGAGAACACTGATAGGTTCCTTTGCAAGGTTGACAAGCTTGGGCTGCTTGTTAGGCTCACCCTTGTTGTTCGTAACCTTACGCTTGAACACTACTGATTCAGTTGCGTCCTCTTTAGACAAAGGCTTAATAGTAAAGCCGTTGGTCCTGAAGTACTCCAACTTATCAGGGTCATCAAGCACAAGGTTAACAGTCCAGACAGGCTCGTATGTTGTATTAGGTTGCGTGATGCTTGCCCAATACGCTGTTCCAGAAACTACTGCCATATAATATCCTCCTTAAGGATTAAAGTTATGAGCCGGACGTGGCTCGTTTGTGAGTCTTTTATTATACACTGTCTCTCAGGGTTTGTCAAGCCCATGATCAATCATCTCCTCATACCTCTCAACCCAGCGAGCAGCACGAGCAGCAGCACGAGCAGCGGCAGCAGCATTAGCAGCCGCATAAGCATCATCATCAGCAGCAGCATCAGCAGCAGCCCAAGCAGCAGCACGAGCAGTTTCAGCAGCAGCAATAGCAGCATCAGCAGCAGCAATAGCAGCATCAGCATAAGCAGCAGCACGAGCATCAGCAGCCCAAGCATCAGCATAAGCAGCAGCAGCCCAAGCATCAGCATTAGCCTTCAGCTCCTCCTGTGTCACCGACTCGGGGTCGTCCAGCCATTTCTTTACAAGTTCAACGTGCTTGTTCATCATCTTTCTCCTTCAATGCACACTCTTTAATTGTACCAGCTCAGCCAGTCTGTTGTCAAGCTTCTTCTTCTTAACTCTAAACCAATTATCCCTAACCTTTATCATAAACTCCATAAGCTCGTCAGTGTGCTCAGGGCAAAGCTCTGGTGTTTTCCTAGCCTGTAACATCCACCCACCTAAGTCTTCAAGAGATTCAAATACAAGCTGCTTGCCGCATAGGTCACACTCAATCGTCTTCATTATAGAACCTGTCTACTGTACCCATAAGGTATATACAACCTGCAAACAACAGGGATAAAGGCCACAGCAAAGACACGACAGCGAGTAAAGGTAAGTCCCTTACTTCTAAATCAGACGTACTTATACCAACTCCCAGACCAAAAACAAATCCTAGTAAAAGATATAGCTCAATCATAAGTCTCCCCAAATAATGTTTGATGTTTCCATTCTACCACACTCAAGGGCATCTTGTCAAGCGACTGCCTTATGCCACGCTTAGCTGCGCTCAGTAACTCCTCAATAGTCATATGATGCAGATCATACTCTACTATTTCCTGTTTCATTTTCTCAATGTGAGTAATCATTTACTCTCCGTCGTAGTTATAGAAAGCCGTATCGAACTGGTACTCGAACGAGTCACGATACATATCGGCTAACTTTATACCAAGCTTAGTAAAGAAGTTAGGGTCCATTGACTCGTTGAAATCATAGAGGTCGAAATGATTCTCGACCTCATGCCTAAAGAAATCCCTATGAAATTCAGTACGTTCTAGCTTAGATGGTTTCATTACGCTGCCTCTCTATTAAACCAGTCAGTGTTAACTGCCAAGAACTTACGCAGTTCTGCTTCTCGTTTCTCTTGTGCTACCTTCTCAGGGTTCATGTTATTACTACGAGCCTTGACCTCAGTGTGTGTTGAGATGTGAGTCATTGCATTATACAGACTCCATCGGTTCCTGCCAAGTACCCTTGCCTCTTTGAGCCACTGCTCCATGTACTCGTTGAACTTCTTCTCGTTGTACTCAGTAGTGTAGCCCTTCTTAACAGTCAGTTTAGCAAACAGTTTCTTACCGTCTTCTACACTGACATCAGTATTAGCCCATCGCTTGTACATCTCAGCATGATCACAGTACACATCAATAGCTCTCTTGATCTTCTGAATAGCCGTCTCGATAACAAGATTCTGAGTGTGCTTGCCACCGTAGAAAGCAATCGGATCTGCTGTGACCATACTATTAGAACACACCAGCCTGATGCTGTCAAACGTTGTACTGAACTTAGTCAGTCCATCGTAGCTATTCACTGCACCACAAGACAGACGAACCACATCACCTACTACACGATCAGTAATTGTAGTCTCGTAAGCAGGGAATGAGTAGTTAAGTACAGTCCTACCACCTTTGCCACATACATATACTGACTTGTATGCTCCGGTCAAGTCAATATTAGACTCGGCTAGTGCAGTATCGAAGGCGTCGAATACTTCCTGATTAGTTACCAGCTTGTAACGATCAGATACAATAGACAGCACCTCATTGTTATCAGGGTTAACAATAGCCTTGCGACCTTCGATAGCCATAGAGTTACCGTCCATGTCTATGTATACTGGTGTCTCTACTGGTGTAAAGAAGTCTACAGACTCAGTAGCTTTCAGAGTCGTATAAGACTTAGCCAACGTAGTGTCGTGCTCTAGTTCTGTATTGCGCTCAAAGGCATTAAGGTTATTAAGTCTACGCTCTCTGAACTTACTGCCGCTGTCGATAATGTTATTCATAGTAAAGATCCTCTTCTAGTTCATCGTTAGTATTAATCTGGACACAACCAAACTGCATTGCCCCATCATTATAACTGCATTCAGTCTCGGTTGTCAACTCCACTTCATGAGCGAACTCATCAAAGAGACTGATAATACTTCTAGGAAAGATACCAATAGTACCTGAGTCTACTGCGTACCTGTCGCCATAGTTATCAAGATACATGCCATCACCATAACGTGTATTATAAACTACACAAGTTTGGTTGTCAATAACTACCTCGCCACCACTCCAGTTATTATCTAGTACTGTATCTAAGAACTCATCGTACTGTTCGTCTGTCAGTACGTAGCAAGGATCACTTACTACGTACTTACCTGCTTCTAGTGTAATCATCTTTAGTCTCCTTAACTATAATAAAGTTTAGGGTTTTTGTCTTCTTCATATAGACTATAACCGATGAACTCATCTCGACACTCGCAGTATTGCCGAATCCAATCAAAGAATTTATCTATTTCTCCATCGTAATTTTTTAGGTCAGCTCTACCTGTAAGGTAGTATGACCTAACAATCTCGTCATACCTAAGCTCCATAGTGCTGAAAGGTATGTGATAATAACTAGAACAGCACAACATAAAATCCCACCTATTTGTATTAAACAGCGGATGATTAGGTAACTTCGCATCTACCTCTATGTAAGTATAATCTTCATCATCTACCATGTGTTTAAGAATATTAATTACTTCTTCTGGAGTATCTTGTTTAAGGGTTACCTTTAAATATATTTCTGTATACATTCCCATATCAGTGCCACCTATATCCTATTACATCAACATCTTTATCCCAACATGCTCGACAATCACCACACTTTCCAGCATTGTCTGGAGCATGACACATCTGTACATTGCTGTCAACTGCAATCACATCTTTCTTAATAATAGTGCTTGTAGAAAAGTCCTTTACAATCAATAACTTACCATACACACTATCACTTGACAGTCTCACATTGACATTATCTAGTTTGTTCATCTTCTTAAGAACCTTAAGGAACTTAGGAAACTTATACATTCTAGTAGGCAACCAGTGCTTGACATGTGGAGTACGCTTCATCACCTCAAGAATCTTGTTAGCAAGATCAACATGGTATACATCACCACTGTCAAACCATCTGAAGTATGATTGCTTAGCAAGCGCCTCAACCATATCGTCAGCCCACTCATCACGTTGCCAGTCTTCTTTATTGTGCTCTCGTGCTGCTACTACATTAGGCCACGAGTAGTGACCCTTAGTTGCATAGCAAGTAGAGCAAGCTTCGACTAGCTTACCATTCTCTCTTGATGCGGGACAAGTGTCAATAGCTTCGAGCGACCATGACTTGCATGGCATCTTACGTGGTTTAGATAGTTTAATCATAATAGTTTTCCTTTGTGGATCTCCGACACATTATAACAACATGCCGGAGATCCTGTCAAGTTAGAATGCCAGACTAGCCAGTTCAGCTTCAACATCTGTATCCGGTTCGGCTACGTCTGTCTCTGGTTCGGCTACATTGAACAGCTTAACATACTGCTGCGGCAGCTGATCGCTTTCTAGTATAGCCTGCACTTCGCCGTGTGTCAAGTCCTGCTTAGCTACATTGTTATGGTGCTCAAGGATTAGCGCCACAATAATGCGAGACTGCTTCCAGTTAGCAC